GCAAGTCAATGGTCTGAGAAACTAAGTAATTCACTAACTGTTTACCAGCTTTATGTAAATAATCTTGAATTTTTAGATACCGTTTACCGTATAAAAACGCTATACGTTTTGATGTATAAACATCTTTTGGTAATAAAGCTTGTGCTTTTGCAATTTCTTTATTACTGTATTGATTAACACTCTTTAATGGTCTCCCATTTATGATAATCGGTGAGAAAACATTAGAGGTGACCGTTGCTAAATTATTGATACCTAAATCAATACTAGCAAATCGTTCAGGTTTTCTCAAGCGTTTTCTTGGGTTGATTTTCTTTTTGTATACTATCTCAATTTTATAATAACCTGTACAGGGTACCAGTCGAACCTGTTGAACAACTGTTTTATCCAGTTTACAAGGGACGTCTATGGATGTTTTTGACAACTTGATGAAACCTTGTTTGACAAAAGACAAAGCCCCTTTTTCATAAAACACTGGAAAACGACCCTTTGTTTTATGTAAATAATGAGGCAATCTCGCTTTTTGATACCGGTCAGGATTCTTTTTCAACTTCAAATATGATTTTATCGCTTGGTCAACAGCTCTTTGTGTTTGTTTTGACACCTTAGCTGGCAAAGCCCGATAATCCACTTGATTTGAATGAGTGAATTCATGGTTTATATCCTGATAGAAACGAAAACGTTTCGTATTAAAATAGGCTTGACGTTCGCAATATAGTGTGGAATTGTAAAGGTTTTTACTGAGATATGACAGAAAATCAATTTCGTTATACCATTGATGTGATGGTTTAACGATATATGTTTGAATTCTATAGGTCATATATGTCTCCTTGATACTATTATATCATATAAAGAGATATTAGTCAATAGGTTTTGTTTCATGTCATATCATTATATTTCAAAAGGTTAGTTAAAAGTTGTATATTATATGTGATAAATATCAAGAATCACAAAATAACGTTAACTACAGAAAACACCTACAGAGTTAGCTAAAACAAGCCCCAATTTCTTAGGGTTACTGCTTCGGTCGTATAAGTACAAGACCTCATCGGACTGCATATATGCTTTAACGCCAGTTGGTACTAAAACGATTGCATCTGGTTCGATGTCAATGTCTACAGCAGACTTTAAATCATATCCAGCAGCATGTGTTGTCGCCCGTTGAGGTAACAAAGAGACATCAGTCTCAGTTGAAAGGAGTTCAAAACCTCTTATTTTCATTGTTCACCTATAAAATTGCTATGATATTGTTGATAATGTGGAAAAGTACAGAAGCTCGTAAATCCTCATTGGAGTATTGATACACACTAAATAAGGCACAAGAGCCTAATACATACTGTAAAGCCATTAACGGACTTGTTGGTAGATGAATTAGTGTAAATACTACAATAGAAATGATTAAAGCTTTCGCTTTTCCTTTTCGTTGAAGCATATTTGAATACAAAGTTCTTCGATAAATCACTTCTTCAATGATTGGACTAACACAAATGACTGCAAATATACGTGTCATTGACATAGTATCTGCTAAATGCGTCCATTCAAATGATTTACCTGTGATGAGCCATGTAATCACAAGTTGTAGAGACAACCACATAAAACCTGTTGTGAAAGCCAAACACCAGTTTTTTGGTTTGGTCTTTAAAACAGCTTCAAGCGATGTCTGTTGAGGAAATCCTATTTCGTATTTTGGCTTTGTCGTTGTAATAAATAAGAAAATTACAAAAACAATAGCAAGTACAGCGTTTATCACATGCGATAATGCTGCCACATATACAAAAAAGGACGTTGCTATCAAAAATATAAGATACAAAAGACCGTTTCGTTGTCTTGAACGGTCTAATGCATCCATTAAATTGGTTAACCAGTTAAGTAATTTCGCTTCCATTAATCCCCCGGTCTCATAGCGACGTCTAGCGTCTCCATGAGTTTTGATTGTTGTTCTTCTTTGGTGTCAATTCGTGAAATAATTTCCTCATCAACAGTATCAGTTGCTACAATATGAATAACACTGACGGGGTTCTTTTGACCACTACGGTGTAAACGTTTATTGGCTTGTCGATATTGTTCATTAGACCATGTGGTTGTCAACCATATAATGGTGTGACCACCGTCTTGTAGGTTGAGTCCATGTCCTGCAGATGCTGGATGTGCAACAAGAACAGGAATTTCACCTTTGTTCCATTTGGAAATGGTTTCTTGGAAATCACTGGCATGAGCGTCTAAATGGGTGAAATCAAAATAATCAGCCATACGCTCAAGTTCTGATTTGAAATAGAAGAAAATCAAAATGGGGCTAGTAGACGTTTCAATAATCTCTTGTAATGCCTTCAATTTGGCATCATGAAACTCCACATAGGAAACCGCTTTGGAGTCGTCCATGGATAAAATATTATCATACATGGCTCCCGATGACAATTGGGTTAATTTACTCATTAACACTGCTGAATTGGCAACAGTGAAATCACCTTCATCAGTCGTAACAGAAACGCCGCCACGCACATCATTGTCCTCTAAAGCTCTCAGCTTATTACGAATTTTCGTATCAAACTCTTTATAAGTCTTCATGGCTTTTGTTGGAAGCTGTACATAGTGATTGGTGTATGTGATACTTGGTAAATCAACCAAACCTTTACTTTGCATCGAAATTACCGTTCGACTCATACGATTGTAAATTTCATACTCAGCATTTGGTTTTAGCTTGTAGGTGTAAATATCTCCATTTCGACCAACAATGTCTGGTTCAAAGAATTGGTCACGATAAACATAGAAATTACGTCCAAACAATTTTAAATTATCGACATCAATTAAGGCTAACTGTGACCATACGTCTAATAAGTTATTAGGTGCTGGTGTCCCTGTTAAGCCAATGAAGTATTTGGCATATTTAGACACTTCATGTAATGTTTCAAAGCGTTTCGCTGTTGCAGACTTAAACATTGATAATTCATCTACTACAAACATTTCAAATGGTGCTCGTACACCTCTTTGTTTATAGTATTTGAAAATAGCGTCTAACTGATGCGGATTTGTTGTGACTAATGTAAGCTTCTCTTGAGGGTATAGGAGCCCGTCTAAGAGCTCTTCTCGCTTCTTCTTGGGTAATTGGATGTTAATCTTAACATCCATGTCATAGCCCCATTTAGAGGCCTCTCGTGCCCATGTATCTAATGCTACCGTAATCGGTGCGATAATGAGAACTGGTTTTTGGGGATTTATGGCTTTAGTCTGAGCTAGTTTATCAATTGCAGCCAAGGTCGCTAGAGTTTTACCTAGTCCCATATCTACAAATAGACCAACTCGTTTTTGCTCTAAAACAAAATCAACCATTTGTTGTTGGTATTGACGCAAAGTTGCACCATTTGGTGTTTTGATGAGTTCAGACTCATCATATTGCTTGGCTTCACGTTTTACACCAACTAATGATTCATATTGTTGTTTGAGAAGTCCTAAATCAGACTTTTTAATGAAGTTTTTAACCAAATCATCTTTGACTGGTTGTGACCCAATGACAACATGAAAAGGTTTTTTAGAATTGAGACCTAACAAAATTAAGAGTTTGTTAATTTTAGTCTGGTCTGGAAATACTAAAATCGTTTCATCACATCGTTTTGAAATCTCATTGAACCATGCTAATTGCTTAGCTTGGGGGTTGCTCAAATTCATTTTGACATCTTTTGTGGCAATGTTGAATTCTTTTGCACCCCAAACAGCTTGTGGCTTGTCTGAAAATCTTAAAAACGTGTGGTCAAAGGGTAGTTTATAATTGGTCAAGACGTGATGTCCACGGCTTGCTTTTTGTAACAATGGTGTTGATTCTTCATTATAACCATTGATAATAACTATTCCTTGTTTCATACTAGACTTTCGTTTTGTGACTTGATATTGTGATTTCTAGGCGATATTCTTTAGTTCCACTTAGACCACCATATTCGAAAATGGTACGTTTGATAACATCATTATTATCATCTGACCATAAGTTGGCGTCCGTCATACCATCAAGCAAGGCTTTGACTGTTGGATACCAGTTTGGCGCATCCATTCGACGTTTTGTTGGTGCAAAGACTTTAATGGTTACATCACACGGTTTTTCTGGTGTGAAGTAAATATTTTTCACATTAGCGTCTTTAATTGTGGTGGCGCCCAATTCACGTAAGTGACGGGTAATCCCAGCCTTGACCATTGGATGCATACGGTCATTGGCGGAAATCATAAAATTCCCGCCTTTGATACCTTTGTTACCTGATTTACGTGGTAATGTGAAAATTGCAATGACTGAACTCATTACATCACATCCAAACTATAATCGCCAATTAGAATATCGGCATAGGTGTAACATGTACGTTGTGGTGTAGCATATGGGCTGTCAATGTCTGTACGTAATACGACAAACATGTCAGGAAATACTTGTTCAATAACACCTACAACAGTATTGTAAAAACGTTCATCACCCGGATGTGTACGTTGTTTTTCTAAACGTACCTTTTTACCGTGTAGTGCCTGAATTTCATTTTTGATTGAGTTCATCTATTCACCTTTTCTAAAAGAATAAAATAAAAGGGTGACCTTAGTCACCCATGTGGGTTAATAACCCCAAGCTGAAAGACCTTGTGCATTATATGCAGCGGTTGCTGCATTAATTTGGTCTTCAACTGTTGCTGTTGAACCCCAACCTGGCATGGTTTGGAAGAGTCCACTAGCACCTGATGGGTTATATGCGTTTACTTGTCCATTAGACTCACGAGCGATGATGTATTCCCATGTAGATGCTGATACACCTGTACGTGCGGCCATTTGAGCTGCAGCGTAGGAACCTACTTCACCTGCTGTGTTTCCATTTGATAATACTGCTCCACCACTGTAACCAGTATAGCTTTGTGCTGGTGCTTGGTATACAGGAGCTTGGCTTTGTGTATATGTCACTTGAGATACGGATGTGTTTGGAGTAGCTTCCAGACCTTCAACATGATAGTCTGATGGTACAACAGCTTCTTTAACTCCGTCAAGTTTTAGCACTTCACCTTCGAAAATGAGGTTGATATCTTTTACCCCATTGACATAAGCAATCTCATCAGCGTATTCCACGGAACCAAATTTGTCTTGTGCAATTTGACTCAGTGTGTCACCTGCCTTAACGGTGTATGTGTTTTCAACTTGGTCAGCTGAAACATTGTTTGCAAAAAATAACGCCATTGGGGCAAGAGTAACGATAGTCGCTTTGAGTTTGTTTGTCATGTAAGTAAGACACTTGTTTTCAGGGCCGGGACAATGTGCAACTTACGATAAACTATCATAAGCCAGTAATTGTGTTACCAAGAAAACACCTTTCGATTTTGTTTAATATTTAATGCTGGAATTTCACCTTAATGGCCGGCATTTCGACCAAGTTATCTGTCACGTGTTTGCCACGTCACCCATTCAATAATATCATCAATATCTTCTTGGTCTAGTTTAAACCACTCAAGATTTGAATTCTTTGACGCATAACGTCTGTGTAGTGCTTGTTCGATACGATAGGCATATGGAGTTTCTAAAGAGAATAAGAGTTTTATCCCTGTTGGAGATGCTGTTTGTAACTGCTTAATTCGTTTCTCTAAATCACCTGAATAGCCTATTTTTGTATATTGTGGAATTTCCTTATGTTGTAATAAGTATATAGAGTCCATAATAAAAATTAAAAGGAGATGTTGGTACATCTCTTGTGCGAATATCGTGAGAGCGGGAATTGAACCCACAACCTTCAACGTACGTCGTTTGGACAGCTCCTGTGCTGTATCCCACGATTGGGCATTGTTTACTTCGTGAGTTTAAAGGGGTTTGGGGTTTCCCCTTGTTAGGTTTTGTGTACACAAAACCGTGTTGAGAAACTCAACCTCTAAAATGAAGAAACAGGATTTGAACCTGTACAGAGTTCTAGTCAATAAAAGACTTTCTGATAAGCTTTCACTATCACACTCAGACCTGTTATCAGTCTTGACATTCGCCTACTTTTGCCGATATCTTCGTAATAATAAAAACCACCCGTGTTGATGCGTCACGGGCTCAATCCGGCGAAAATCACGCATGTGATTGTTTTTAGCTTGAAATAAAATGTACTCAAGGATTCTTCTAAATGTGGCTAAACAAACGCATTTATTTAACCACTGTGATTAATGCCGGTATGGATTTGGAATCTCTTCCATAGCTGATAGCAACCAAATTAGATTCGGCCACTAAGGTGAGTGTGGGATTTGAACCCACGCACGCTTTTACACGCCTAGCTGTTTTCAAGACAGCCCCCTTTTATCCAGACTTGGGTAACTCACCATTATCACTAGCCATGACAGTAGCTAGTGAAACGTTATAGGAGTATCGAAAGATATAACTTATTGAGTGCAGAGTAATTCAATAAGTTTGATAGCCAATCAACCCCGAAACCACTAAGGGTTGTGGTTTTTTATCTTTCATACTTATAGTATATCATACTTATTGTGATTTGTCAACCCCCTATTTGACCAAACCTGAATCTTTTAAAATTTCTAATTCTGTTACGAATTTTTCATAGGTCTGGTCAGACAATTGGTTTTGGTCAACACGAAATGCTTGTCGCAATTCTTGGTCATTTTCGTTTTGTGGTACCACATTGTCAACAGTGTTTTCTTCGTTTTCAATATGATATGCGGTTTCAAAATCAGAAATCTGCTTTGTCAAAGTTCCAATTTCTTCATTGCAACGTGAAATTTCTAAGTCCACTCGTGAACCACCACGTTTTTGTAAAGATGACAACTTAGTCTGATTGTATTTCAAATCAGCCTTTTGGTCTAAATAGGTTTCAGCCTTATCCAACAATTCGAGTGACTCTTTTGAGTATTTGTCAGCTAAGTCATGCATTGTTTTACGGTCGTTTGGTGAAACACTAATATAAGTTTGATATATCTTGATTCTTCTTGATTTGTCATTTTGCAATACCTCTATATCTAGTATATCACAAGATGTCTGGTTTTGCAAAAATCATAACTCAAGCGTTTGTTAAAATGCCAAAAACATCTTCAACAGCTAAATCTAAATAATCATTTGGAACAGCTACCATACGTTCAGTTTTTTGCAAGAGGTCTTGATAACCATTGTAGACTTTGGTTGCAAACTCTAAGTCCTTATCAAACTTATCTGCGTCTCCACGTTTACGACCACGGGACAAAGCAATTTCTAATGGTACATCAACCAAAATAGTTATATCAGGATAACAACCATTAACAGCCAAATCGTTAAGCTGATTAAGTAGTTGAATATCCGCACCATTACCATAACCTTGATAGGCCAAAGTTGAGTCGATATAACGGTCTAAAAGAACATAATCATATTTATCAAGAGCTGGTTTTAGAACACGTTCAACCATGTCTGAACGACTGGCTTGAAAAAGCAGAATTTCACTCATTTTTGAACGTTCTAAATCCGATTTGAGAAGTTTACGGATTTCTTGTCCCATATCAGTTGTTCCGGGCTCTTGCATAACAATAACAGAGTAGCCATGGGCTTTCAATTTCTTAGCTGTTTCATTGACAAGACTAGTTTTACCAGAACCGTCAACACCTTCAAAAGTGATTAATTTACCCATTCGTCACCTCAATTGCTGCAACGTAGTCGTCTGGAACCATTTCATTTACGTCTTCAAAAGTATAAATGGGTTCTAACATATCTAAAATATTAGGATTCTTCATGTTGGGCCTCTTTTTCAATTAAAAATTTAATAACGTCGATTTGTGATACAGAGCCTGTATCGTTTTGAGTCTTATATTCTACAAACTGATTCAACAACTCAAGTTCTGATTGGTTTAGACGGTCAGTATCGTAGTCTGTTCGGATATAAACTACTTCATGGTCACTTTGATATGGAATATGACGGCGATTGATACTTGCAACTTTTAGACAAAGACGTTTAAGTTTGTCCTGTATCATTTCATCTAACTCTTCTTCATCAAAGATGTCAGCTAAGACATGACCTTCATGAATACGTAGTTCAGTCTTGATTTCACCAACCTTTAAATAATCTAACAAAACAGGTTTGTAGATATATTCTTTTAAGGTCATATCAAAAACTAGACCGTCATCAGTTTTCTTAACTGATTGTTGATTGAACCATTGTAGATTATCTAATGATAATGTATCTAAAACATGTTGATAATCAAAATCATAGATGATACGGTCAGCTGTTGTTTCAATTAAGTCAACATGATGATCCACTGTTTCAGACTCAAGACCTTTAAAATGAACAGTGACTGGGAGTTTGTTGTATAGTTCTTGCGTTACAGGAACACGTCCAGCGTATACATTGATATCTATTCCATTGAAAATCTTGGTTAGTTTGATATTGTCTACACCATAAGCTGTGAGAATTTCATCTAATTCTTTTTTGTTATAAGAAATTTCATAACGGAAACCTTTGTCTGTTTCATGAAATTCTACTGTTTTTGGTAATTCAGCAATTTTTTCACGGTTGAAATAAATTGAAATTGGTTCATCTTTTACATACTCATCAAATGTAGAGTATGGTGTTGCTTGTGTTTGAGGTTCAGCCTCAAACCATTTTTTCCAAAAAGACATGGCACCCCCTTAAAACTCAGCATCTTTTAGTTTAAATGTCAATTCAGTACCAGCAGGATATGCAGCTAAACGAACAGCGAAATCATCAGCTGTGATACCTGATTTTGGTTTAATATCAAAGACAACATCATATCCCGCTTCAATTAGTCGTTCATATAATGGTAACAGTTCAGTCAAGTCTTTACTTTTAGCTTTAGGTTTCACCTGATAAACAGCGTCTTCTGAAAACCATGTGTTTTCGTGGTCGAAATCAACAGTGGATTCTTCATTGATTTTCAAAATAGCAGCAACATCAAAGTCAAAACCTTGTTGAAATGTAATCGATGCGATTTGTTGAACATCGTCATACATACCACGGTTGCTATTGTTTTGGAATTTTAAAGAAGCTGTATAAGCTACGTCTGATTGCTCTAAAGTATCAGCAATAACACGATAATCTACGTCACCTTCAGTTTTAAAGGTTGCAGACACTTTATAACCTTCACGTTCATATCGTGAATATAAATCTAAAACCTCATCATATTCTTGGTCATAGTATTGCTCTTCACGAGTTTGGACATTGACTTTATCTTGTGTGTCTTCTTCAATTTTTGGGAATTTTACTTTAATATCATATGACATAAAAAATAGACCTACCTTTTGCGTTTAGTAAGTCTATTATACCATATCTTCATCTTTTTGTCAAGACTATTTCACGGCCTGTAGCTCATCATTTAATGAGTTTAATGTGTCATCATCAAGCATGTAATACTTTTCCACATAGGTGTTGGTTACGTCATCAGCTTCAGTAAGGTCGTTGCTGTCATCACAATCTAACAAAGTGAAAACTTTTTCACCATTAACTGACTCAACAGATACCTCAACAACTGAGTAATAATATCCCGGATTATCGGTTTGTGCGTAAGCTTCAGCTTGAGCCAATTCATTTTGGTTATGATACAAAGTGATGGTCACTTCCGAATTATTACGGTTCCAATCATACTTGTGTTCATATTTAACTGATGTAATGAGTCCTTCAAAATTATCAGGAGTAAGCCAATAACCATCAGCATAAGCACGGTCATCTTCTTTTGATTTGAAAGTTAAGGTTGTGCCGTTTTCTAAGTATAATTTACTATTCTCAACTTTGATGATGCGTTGTAAAAGTAATAATTCTGATAAGTCCTTGTTGTCCTGTAGCATTGCTTTTTCTCCATTTCTGTTATATTTCTATTATAACATAATCTGTGAGTGTTGACAAGTTTGTGACCTCAGTATAAGAAAAGACTTGTCATAGACAAGTCTTAATCTAAGCCCATAAGGTAGTCATCGTCTTCAGTTGGTTCTACTTGACCTAAGAGATAACCATTACCAACTTGTGAGAAGAAGTCATGGTTTGATGTGCCTGTAGAAATACCATTCATAATGATTGGGTTTACATCTGAGGCGTCTGTTGGAAACAATGGGTCAAACCCAAGGTTCATAAGAGCCTTGTTGGCGTTGTATTCTAAAAATGTGATAACTTCATCAGTCCAACCAATTTCGTCATACAAATCATGAGTGTATTCCAACTCATTTTCATATAATGTCATTAACAGGTCATAAGCCCAGTCACGAATTCTTGATTGTTCGGATTCTGCTAATTCGTTGAACTCTAATTGGCCTTTATAGCCGATATAAGTCCCATGAACACTGTTTCCAGTCACTGATACGGCGTTATTATGTTTGGTCAATAAGAACCCTGCAGGTACTTGTACTCCATATACCTGTTGTGATGGTGCTTCTTCAACAATCAAACACTGTGTGTTTGTTGATTGTCGATTTGTGTTGATTTGTACTCGATGAATATCTTGATAAGATTCTTTGCGGTCATCTTTACGAACGGTGTAATGAGCCCGATACCCTGCTAATGTAGCTATAGTCTGCACTAGTTTAGCTGCATCACTATCAACTGTACCATATGTGATTCGGGCAGGGTTTTCTTTGACAATATGTCCGTCCCACTTGGCGATTTCATCAATATAATCTTGACACCATTGTTTATCAACTGTGTCAAAATCACGAGTTGGTAATATTTTGACACGGTCAGCTGGTGCTAAATCAACGGGCATTTGTACCGTATAATGGTAACGTGTTGCTCGATTTTCAATTTCAACAGTGTCTTCCACTTTTGAATATTTGTAATTCAATTCAGATAACAACGTTTCGAATTCTTCAATTTTTCGTTGTTTACTCAATGAAAATCTTACAGGAATTGTACCTGTCTTCTCACCATTTCGTGTGATTTTTCCAGATTTGTTCAATGCTTTACTATATGTTCCATCAGCGTGTAATGCGATTAGGAATCGTTCTTGAGCTGTTAATGGTTCACAATCAACACCTACGAAGTCACCGGTATTTGGAATATGTTTATTACCTTTTTTAAACTCTTGTGCTGTTTGCACAACGGGGTTTTCATTGTAGTAACCTAAAATTCGATGGTTTGGTGAACAATGTACTGATAAATGGTTCTGTTCAGTCTTCAACATATATGTGTGTTCTGGGATATGTGTTGAAGTATGTTGAACTTTTGTAAAAGATAACTCTTTTGTGTCTTTATCAAATTGTGCAACCACATCACCAATACGAATTTCACTTACTGATTTCCAACCCGTTGGTGTCAACAAGAAGTGGTCAGCTGTTAGACATTCATCACGAATGATTAGCTTAATAACTTCCGCAACGTTCGGTAATTTGTTATTTCCCAAATAATACAAAGGCGTAAAGAAACCTGAGTAAAAGAGGAAACTTTCAAGAAATACAGATGCGATTTTACGCTCTAGTGAAGTTCCATTTTTGTAAATATCTTCAACGATTTGAGCTTTTTTCTGAAGCGCTGGGTGTGTATATGTCCATTCAAACACATCTTCAATTTCTTTTGGTGTCAACAGCGTTGAGAAAATAGATGAGTAGGATTTTGCATGAACAGCTTCTACGAAACTGATATTTCTATATACACTAACTTCATGTTGGGTGCGTGCGTGTGGGACTAGGCTTTCAACACCTACTTCTGATTGTAAGGTATCTAAAAGTGTTAAACCACCAAATACTTTTGCAACCAAGTCTTTTTCTTGGGCACTTAGTTTACGCCAATCATCTAAGTCATTCGAAATTGGAATACGTGTATCTAACCAGAATTGCTCTGTTAGCTTTTCCCATGTGGCTTTGTCAAAGACGTCTTCAATTTTGTTCCAGTTTATGGCTTTATAAGTCATTTTATACCTGCTTAAATGTTAATTTTACGTCAATATGGTCTCCATAACCATATCTTTCAATGTCACGTTGAATACGATATTCAATATAGTGTTCTGCTACATGAAATAGTCCATAGTCCAAGAGACGATTTTCAATCAATGATTGGATAACACTGATTGGTACATGTGGTGAATCTAAATCACGTAAATCATAACTCACCTTATTTACAATTTCAGAAATCTTCTTAGAAGCATCGTCTGTCATCGGATATACTTCCTTATACGCTTTTGAAATTGCTTGGAAAATCTTATCAGGGTTATATGAAACAATATCCCCATTACGTTTAACAACGTTAAATGTCATAATTTTATCCTTTTTTCCTTAAAACATTGGCGGAAATGAATCCGCCAAACTTTAAATACTACAGCTTTCGCATTCGTTTGCGCCAATAGAGTCGCCATCGTCCGTAAAGGTACGAACATAATAAATGGTCTTAATCCCTTTGTTATAGGCATAGTTACGCAAAATAGATAAGTCACGAGTAGTTTGTTTAGTTTCACCCTGACGTTTCCATTCATACATACCTTCAGGGATTTCACTACGGACAAACAAGGTTAACGATAAACCTTGGTCAACGTGTTCCGTTGCAGCCGCATAAACATCAATTACCTTACGCATGTCCATATCATAAGCTGATGTATAATATGGAATCGTGTCTGTTGACAAACCATGAGCTGGGTAGTAAATCTTACCAATTTTCTTTTCTTGACGTTCTTCAATACGATTAATAATTGGGTGAATCGATGCTGATACGCCATTAACGTAAGAAATAGAACCTGTTGGGGCTACAGCCATACGATACTTAGAATACAAGCCATATCGTTGAATATCGTCTTTCAGTTGCTCCCAATCATCTTGTGTTGGAATTGCAATGTTTTTGAAAAGTTTTTTAACTTTGTCCAATTTTGGTTGGTAATCTGTTGTTAAATATTTTTCAAAATAAGTGCCGTCAGCGTACTTAGAAAACTCGAAATCTTCAAAAGCTTGTTGACGTTCACGAGCGATTTGATTTGATGCTTTCAATGTGTAATAGTTCATTAAAAGGAAAATCAAATTGGTAATTTCCAAACTTTCAGGACTGCCATATTCCACATGGTTTACAGCAAAGTAACTATGAAGTCCCATAAGCCCTAAAGCTGTTGTATGGTTCAAATCATTGCCATGTTTGACTGTTGGTACCACATCAACATTTGAACTATCAGAAACGTATACAAGAGCTCTGTAAGCTGTCTCAATAGTTTGTTCCATGTTTGGTGTATCCATAAGTGACACCATGTTCAATGAACCAAGGTTACATGAGATGTCTTGTCCCATTACTTCAAAATCTTGATTGTTGTTGATTTTACTTGGTACTTGTGATTGAAGAATTTCAGAACACAAGTTACTCATGATGACACGACCATTACCCGGATTTGCACGATTGACAATATCCACATTCATAACATATGGGTATCCTGACTCTTGTTGCAGTTTAGAAATTTCTTCTTCTAATACACGAGCCTGAACATAAGTCTTCTTGATACGTGGGTTAGCCACCATGTTATCATATTCAGCAGTAATGTCTACGTATGAAAATGGTTTTCCATATTCACGTTCAACATCAATTGGGCTGAATTGATAGAGTTTTTCATTTTTACGAGCCATTTCATAGAATTTGTCAGTTACAACAAGTCCCAATGATAAGGTCTTTACACGAATCTTTTCATCAGCGTTTTCTTTTTTAGTTGATAAAAAGGCCATAATGTCTGGGTGGTGAACACTGAGATAAACTGCTCCGGCACCTTGACGTTGCCCCAATTGATTAGCATAAGAGAAACTGTCTTCCAACAATTTCATAACAGGAATAACACCTGATGCTGCGTTTTGGACACCCTTAATTGGTGCTCCTGCCTCACGTAAGTTTGAAAGACTAAGGCCAACACCACCACCAAGTTTTGATAACTGTAAGGCGGAGTTGATTCCACGTCCAATACTGTTCATGTCATCTGTTATGTCTAACAGGAAACATGAAATGAGTCCCCCAGCGCGAGCACGTCCAGCTGACAGAAATGATGGTGTGGCTGGTTGGTAACGCTGAGTAATCATTTCTTCAGCCAAATGCTGAGCAAGAGTTTCATCTCCATTACCAAAGTATAAAGCATTGTTCCAAATACGGTCTTCAATGTTTTCCAGATAATAATTCAAATCATCAGTCTTCAAGGCGTATTGCTGATAGAACTTGTAGGCAGCCATAAAGGAGCCAAATTTGAAATTCTGTTCATATAGCCATTTATGAAGATTTTCCATGAATTCAAATGAATATTTATCCAACATGGTTGTATCGATATAATCATGTTCGATTAGATAATCAATACGGTCTTTGAATGTGTCAAACTTAACATAATGTGGTTCAACATTTTCTTTCATGAACGCTTCAAGAGCTTCTTGGTCTTTTTGAAGAGGAATTACCCCATTAATTGGTCGATTGATTTCATTATTCAATCGAAAATATGTCACATTGTCTAAATCTTTTAACATGTATCCCTTTCGTAGAATTTATTTGCATAATTTCATTATACATCATAACTGATGTTTTGTAAAGTGCTTTTGTGATGAAAAAGCAACTAGTCAGAAACTAGTTACTCACCATAGCTCTAATACATTTAATTGTTTGTTGTACAGCATAAACTAATGATAACTCATAATGGTCAACAGCTTCCATGCCCATATCTCGAGCATTGCGATAACGGTTCACTCGTCCGTCATAATAACCATTTGGATTACCAATAAAGATGACATTGTTAATAGTATCCCAAGTCGCTTTACGTCCATACATTTTTTCAATATGTGGTACAAATGATTCGGGAATCACTTCACCCACTAAATCAAGCATCGCTTCTTCTTCTGATTCATATTGTTTTGCAGTAAACGGTTTCTTCATTTCCCCTGCTTCTGTAATGTGAACCAGTTCATAACCATTTTCTTCGGTTTCTTGAAGATAATCAATCTCAAAAGACTCTAAAGAGTAGGTTACATTGTTAACTGCTTGCGGTTTGCTCATAAATCTGACTGCTACATAAAACATACTAAAATGTATATTTTATGACCTTTCTCTATAATTTAGAAATTTTTCTGCTTTATCCCGTCTGATTTTGTTGCAATATCACTTTGCATTACTAACTACTTTCATTTTATGACGATTCACAGACTTAACTTCCCGTGTAGCCCACGGTAGTGACAATATTTAAACTGTTGTCAAGACAGTATAATTTTCACATTGTTCTAAGTTTATAGATGCATTTACATCTCTATCATGAATGATATGACATTCAGGACATGTCCAAGAACGGTCATTTAGTTTCAAATCGTTGTTTTTATAACCACATTCAGAACATAATTTACTAGACGGATAAAAACGTGGAGCCAAACGAAGTTCAATTCCAAGTTTTTCACATTGATGCTTTAAAAACAATCTTGACATAGACCATTGCGCTTTAGAAATTGATTTTGATAAATGTTTGTTCTTCATTAAGCCTTTTACATTCAAATCTTCAATAACTACGAAACTTGGCTTTTGTTTCAAAATTGATTGAAGTGCTTTTTGATTGTAATCAGTTCTAATTCTAGCTATACGTTCATGAAGTTTATTTACAGCTAATTGTTGTTTGGTCAAATTTTTACATTCATCTAACGGTCTTATCCATTTAAAACGTTTTAACTGACCTTTTTTCTTATCTGTTTTATAATACTCTTTATCCGTCATGTTGTTTTCATATTTCCTAGATAACGCACGTTGTTCTCGCCTTAACTTCTTTTCAAGTTTTTTGATTTTACTTGACTTATTAATAGACGGAATTGTTTCATTTTTTGTAATGAATTGGTCTTTTAACCCAAAGTCAATACCAATACCTTGATTTGAAGTTGGAATTCGTTCATCTTTTGCTTCATGTGTTAAACAAGAAACATAATAACGTCCGTTTTTCATAGATACGGTTACTGATTTGATATTATTTGGGATGTAACCAAATTCTTTCAAACGAACCCATTTTAACTTAGGCAAGAAAATTCTATGTCGTTCAACTTTAATAGTACCAATCAAATAAAAACTATTGTCTTTGTTTTTCTTTTTAAATTTAGGTTTACCTTTATTACCTTTCAGGTAATTCCAAATAGCTTCATTCGCATTCATAATAGCTTGTTTAACAGCTTTACTAGGGGATTTCACTAACCAATCAGGTCTTTCAGGGTCATTATTAATTATTTTTGAAAAATCATAACCTGAAATAATACTTTTATTTTCTGCAATGCGTTCAAAATTTAATTTTATAAATTGATTATAAACATATCGAGTATTCCCAAACGTTTGATGGATTAGCTCAATTTGTTTTTTATTTGGTTTAATTTCTGTTTTGTAAGCCTTCATCTTTTCGTTTCGTAATCAATACACCTTTACAATCTTGATGTTATAATATGTTACGTTAATATCTAAACGTTTAGCCATATCGTTTCATCTTATCCTAGGTATATTTAACACAATCTAAAATATTTATCAACAAACATGTGTGCTGTTTTCAATACTCCCATTTAACTCTTTTAATTTTTGTTCAAATGAGGTATCTTCATAAACAACGTCTGGTCGAACAATTGTAATATTGTCTCTGACTTCTGTTCGCCGGATTATCGTTTCTAAAGGTAACTCAAAATGATAATAGACAACGCCAGAGTCATAAATCGTAAACTCACGATTTTCTTGAGTGTATTTGATTCCATTTGGTACAGATGTTTGTTCGTAACCTGTAGCCTCTAAACGGTTTTCAAGCACTTCTTTTTGTTGCTCTGACATGAACTTGTGTTCATCTAATCCATCAATCACATTGAAAGCATGTTTGTTCAACATCTTTGTGACTTCGGTTTTGTCCTCGTGGGTCATTGCACCACAGTATGTGACGTTTGCATCAGCTCGAATTGGGATAACTCGTACATTACCTGTTTCAGCATACGTTGTGATAGGTTTGTCACTGTATTGTGGTGTCATTGAGTTATCTTTCAATTGATATTGATAAAAATCATCGTGTTCACCGCCATATGACGATGTTAATGGAATATAGGTTAATTCATCTTCAGTTACAGAAATAACCATTACAGGTCTGAACTTATAAGTCATACCCATAGAATCACGCACCTTATAACCACGCACATCATATACAGAATAACCGTTATAATATTCAGGCATATTTTCTTCAAATGGAGCCCGAATTTGAATTACATCACCATATTCTAATGTGTTGTAAGGTACTTTGACTTTTGTTTGAGTGTTTTCCATATATTAACCTGCAGTTTCCTGCTTATGTCCTTTCATCTGATTCGATGCTACTACTATTATAACATCAGTTTTACGGTTTGTCAATTTTAATGACTTGAGGAGACTAGTTTGTCTCCTCAGTCTTTTGGGGTAACAAAAGTACAACTTTGATTTGTACATCATCTGGCCAATTACTATTTTTGTATTTTGTTCGGGTTTCAATCAACTTGAACGTTGGTTCTGTGACTGTTGAACTTTCACGAACCTCTTCAATTTCGTATTCGGTTTCTTTTCCGTCATGAAGTACGATTTTGCCACCTTTATAGGCGTCTGTTGCGGTCTTGATAAGACCTTTTGTATGACTGACAACTAAAGCGTTGTATTGTGTCAACTCAAATTCTGTTGTGTTATTTTTGACAATATCAACATCTGTCATTTTATAGGTCTGTACGACTTTTGGGCCAACAGTTTCTGTTTCTGGAAACATGTTATCAGCAAATGGATGTAGGAGTAAAAAAATAATCCCAATGACAATAATGGCGCAGCCATCAATGATGTCATCTCCATACATACGTATATAATATCTGTGGCGGGCTGTTGATTGGTAAATAGCTGTACCAATACCTACAATGATGATAACGATACCTAATATTAACATAGCTGATTTCATTACTTGATTTCCCCCAGTTCTGTTGGTATTACAAGAACAATGGTTGTTTCAATATTGTCTTTCATGTGTGGATGATTGTACACTGTTCGCTTTTCAATGATTTGAAAAACGGGTTCCTTTACAGATTTGGATTCACGTACTTCATCAATTTTATAAGACTTTTGAGTCTTACGGTCAATAATCGTACCACCTTTATAGGCCTGCGTTGCTAAATTTAAACGGCCTTGTGTATGTTTCCAAACTCCAAGGTTTTGTTCAGTAATGTCAAAAGATACAGATGCCGTTTTTGTGATATCCACATCGTTTAATGTATATGTTTTTACAACCTTTGGTGCAAGTTCTTGTGCTGGATGTGTCGCCAAAGCATGAATTCCATAAATTAACGATGGTAATGTGATAACCAGTACAATAAAGGTCATAAAACGACCGTGTGGTATCTTGTCACTTGATATAAGTGTGATTTGCATATACGTTGCAAAATAAGCAAATAAGACAAATATTGCTGTTGCAGCATGAAGTGTTGGATTTAAGATGTCCATAGTTTCTCCTTTATAATGGCTTATACATGAGTAAAGCTAGTCCCATTAAGGTAAAGACCATTGAAAATGGCAAGACAGCTTCTGTTGATAATTCATCTTTTAATTGATATGCAACCATACCAACAATAATGAAAAATGCACCAAATAATTGCAACATGTGCTAATAACTCCTGTCATAAAATTTTGGGTACTCCCGAAAAAAAATAAACCCCGTTAAGAGTTCCTAAAAAGAGTATGAGGAAAATTCCCCATACTCTTAGCGATGATTCTTAAATGTCCGGTTCATGCCATCGCTCAAACCGTCTGTTGCTGCAAGTCCCATCATAATTCCGAATGGAATTGCTAGGACGAAAAATACACCAGTAACAAGGAGTACAACAGTAATGATTGCTGTAAACACCCATTTAAGAATCTTAAAAATTGTTTTCATAATTATTTCACCTTTGTTTTCAGATTGATTACCTCTTATTGAGGCTTTTTATCAATTTTCGGTTTTGGTGGTTTCAATTCAATATGGTTGAAGACGAATCTTCAACGATGCTACTCTACATTTACATCTTCGGTTGACTTATCGAACCTGAAATCTTTGAACACAGGGAACCGTAATGATTTGTTTCCAAAACGGTCTTGACTTTGTTCAAAATATTGAATTTCGACAATACACCCGATATATTTATCTTGATTTTCCCAAATTTCTTTGCGGAGTTCTTCTGTCAGTCCGCTACCGACTTGGACAATGTTGTCATCGTCCAGTTTAACATTGATAGATTGTAACATACCTGCAAATTTACCATCGATGGCTTGATTAAAACCAACGATTTCTAAATCTGCTGTATGCATTTTTTTAACCTTCAACAATTCTGTTGAACGTTTGGTACGATAGTACCCTTCAGCGTAGTTTAACATGACACCTTCCCAACCATGCTCAGTCGCATGATTAGACCATTCAGCTATTTCATCTTTTGTGATAACAGCTAAAACAGGTACCACTTCAACCCATTGAGTTGATTGCAATGTGTCCAACACTTGTCTACGCTCAGTATAAGTGTTGGTGGACATGTCAGAGTAATAAAACTCTTGCAATGGTACAATATCAAATAAATGATATCGTATATTTTTCTTTTCCCCGTCTTTACGTAACACTTTAGATGTCTCACGGAATAACACATCTGATGGTAAATCTTTATCTAGTAATAATTCACCATCAAAAACTAATCCTTGGGGGTGTTTTGCATCTAAGTCATTGATTTGGACAAACTCTTTTACAGAAGAACAAAGGTCATCCAGACCTTCAATACGTTGTCCCTTTCGACTAAAAACTGTGACGTTGTCATTTTCGTAAGTAATGATACCACGAAAACCATCAAGTTTTTGTGTTACATAGAACAAATCGTCATCACCATAGCGGTCAATTTGACGAGTGGTTGATGTTGCCGTAATCGCTTTATCATAAGGAAATGCCAGCTGCACCTCAAATACAGGGATTAAGTTATCCTTAATAGCTGTATTGATACTTTTTGCAGACACACCTAAAACTAGTGTTTTTGACACCAGTTGTGATAATATCTCTTTTACTTCATCATCATGTGTGCTTAGATAACCTTGCACAATGCTTAAGACTTCATCTGAACCTGTGTTATTGTCGATTAAATAATCAAGCAATTCTTTTAGGTCAGTAATTTGTCTGTCGGGAGTCACTTCACGAGACATCTTTTTGGTAGACAAACCAGTTACAATAAATGGATTATACAAAAAGTATAGAACATCCATAAATAAAGGATTTGTCTGATATTTCTGAATAATTTCAGTTTTAGCCTTTTTAGATGACTCATCACGTAACTCGTTTAAAGAACTGATTAATTCGTTCATTTAGTGATGACCTCATATTCGTTTACAACAGCACCCGGACGAGCAGGCATCAACACTTCAGAAGATAAGAGGTTGTGTTTAAACATGAGAAAAACACGTGTTTCTTCTGTCGCTGTTGTTTCAAAATATTCAAAACGACTAACATTTGGTGACATTGCTTTAATGTATTCATCATGAAATGATTGGTCTGTGTAGTTATCAATCAGAGTTGCTACAGCATTTTGAATGATTTGTCTTGCCCCTGAAATATCATTGATATTTTCAATTGGGTGTGTGGTTGTTGTATGTTTCAAATATACTGTTACTTTATCTGCAACAGCATTTGCATTTTCTAACATGTCTTCCACATCAGATTCGTCCATAGTGATTTGACAGTATGGCAAGATATGTTGACGTTCTAATTCATTACCGTATTCATCGTATAAAACGTAATCACGTGACATCCGGAAATTAATGTCAAGATTTTTTAGTACGTGATAGTGCATTTGTTGTGTCTCCATTCGTAGTTTTCAATTCAATTTTTTTCAATTCTTTTACCCCATAAGCGGTTGTTCGGAAACCACTTTTATCTGTCCTGCGACGGTATTTGCATACTTTCGCAGTGCATGTCAGTAAATCGTATTGCTTCTTACCAAATAACTTTTTGACTGAAGCAGGCATTGAATCTTTTGAAAGAAAAATATTCAAATGGTCAATCGGTTCAGGAATTTGGTCAATGTGTACATCTTTTAAGGTCACCTGATATTGGACAACCTTACGGCGTTTGTGGCCGTGTATGTCTACAATCGTACCCGTTAATCGAATACGCTTGTCTAAAAGTTTAGCCAACTGGTCTCTTGAGTCTTTTGAAATTGTCGTTTTCATACATCTATTTTTTTTCTCCATTCATTTTCGTAATAAGAAGTCGCATAAACTGCATAAATATTCATGAATCAAATAGGGCTTGGGACTTTGTCCCATTTACTCTTGTGTATACAAGAAGTCCATAAATATTCATAAAGTGAATAGGGTTTGGGACAATGTCCCATTTTATTCGTATGTATATACGAATTTATGCAGAATAATGAATATTCGTAAATATTCATGAATTGAATAGGGTATGGGACTTTGTCCCATTATCGTCTTGTGTATACAAGACATTCATAAATATTCATGAATTGAATAGGGTTTGGGACAAAGTCCCATTTTTGTTCGTATGTATATACGAACTCCCACTTCTCATTTCGTTAGATGAATGGGGAAATGTGTCTTGACACATTGATTGGGGCTTCGCCCCCAAGACGCAAGTCGTGTATACGACTTGCGAAACGAATTAAGCTACAAGAGATGCCAAATCTAATAAAGCATCTTTGTTGGTAACTTGTAGGTTAATATAACGTTCAATAATGGTAGCAGTCATTTTTGACCGAAGTTCTGTTTTTGTCAACTCATTGGCATCATCTAACAAAGGTAATGCCAGTTTGCGAAGTTTGGAAACTTTTTTCTGCGTCACTTGAGTCAATAACAGGTCAATATATCGAACATATCCTGAATAGTTTACATTTGTTTGTGATTGGAGAATTGTCACATGGTCTAAATTTAGACCCGTAAGTGTGATAACAGGGATTAAAAGTCCATATTCATCAATTAACTCTTCTAATACGGTTTTTTCAGCAGTTTTTAACCAATTATTCATTTCCACATAACACTCAGACTTCTCAATTAAGTCATCTGACTCAGAAATGTGTGGTGCGTTGTGGTTTTCCATGAACAGGTTTACATTTTTTATTAAATCTTGCATATTTAATTCTAACAAGGAAACCTCGTTTCTACAAAGGATTTACGATGTCTGGTTAAGGATTCCCCTTATGCTCTTCCTAGAAAAGCCTACAGAAATCCCTTAACACCCAGTTTTGAGGTATTTTCAGCACTTTACCCCACATGGGTTCGTCCAAATGTGCTCAAATAATATTTCTCAAATAACATCATTTCAATCACTCATATAAACCCACATACTTAACTCATAATCAGCCTTTGATGTGACTCTAAACTGGTTATGGGCAATAGCACCTAACAGGTTGGTGAAGTATTTGTCATCAGTAATCCAATCATTGTTACGAAGATAAGACGCTATAACAGGTCTCAATTCGTCTACCATTTGGGCTTTGACATATTTGATACCCCACCAAGTATTTCCCGTATCTTGACAATATTGTCTAAACTTTTCTTGACTAAATCCAGAAATAATGACTTGGTCATGTGTGTGGTGCCACTCAGCTACAATTCCATGATTGATTGGATATGCATTTAAGCTCGAATACTCATACTTAACCAAAATACGAGCCAAATACATAATAGCCGGTGCCCCAACACCATACTCTGCCCGTTTACGTAGCACTGTGTCAGCGTCATAAATAGCAGCATAGTCTAAGTCTAACTTGTCCAAATCTTGAATATTGTCACCATTTAGAAAATGATAGACTAATTGCTCGGCGGCTTCAAGCGCTTCATCAGACAAACGAAGTTCATAATTGTCTAAGATTTTAACAGGAACATGGTATTCATCGCCCACTTTTTCCCCAACTAATGACAAGTCATAACGAGTATTGACAACAATTGGGTCTGTACGCTCAAGGTCATGGGCTTCTGCTAAAAGTTGTAGAATTTTATCACGCACGTTTTACGTCCACCTTAATCATTCGTTTTTGGAATTTGCGTACAGTAGGGCCAAAGGCTTTAATTAGGAGTTTGCGAAGTTCTTCACCTTGAGGATATTTCATAAAGGCTTGCTTAGTTGAGTCAATATACAAGGCACCATCGGATACACGCATATTGGACAATTCGCCCTCAGCTAGAGCTAGTTGAATATCTTTTTTGATTTCACTAGTGTCTGTTACACCACTAATTTCAGCTAATCCGTCAATAGCTTGAACAATGTCATTGTTTGGCGCCGCTTCCA